TAAGATCGCCTCCAGCCGTTCCGTTGGGCGGAAGTGCCGATGCTGGCGTTTGCCAAGTTGCAGCACTCGAACCAGTAGCTGTCAGGACTTGCCCTGATGAAGGCGCGGTCGCTGAACCAACGCTCACCGTTGTGGTGGCACTCTTAAGGCCACGAGCCTGAGTAACGGTAGGCGCTGTCCATGTCCCACCAAGATCGGTAGACGGTTGAACCCACGTGGCATGGGTCGAATCCGTCGCGATCAAAGCTGAACCTGCTGTCGGGGCCGTAGCGGCTGAAGTGTTAACGGCAGTGGTCGCGCTATTGATAGCGTTGGCAGCTGCCGTAGTGGTGGGGGTCTGCCAATTTGCTTGCCCAGCTGACGTAGCTGTCAATACCTGCCCAGAGGACGGCGGGTTAGCGGAGTCAAAAAATACATCGAATGGAGTGCCCCCGAGTTGCATCCGCAGAGCTTGTGCTTTGGGCCAGTTCCAGGCAGCCGCTGTGGGAGTTCCCGCGACAAGCACCTGTCCTGCTACCGGGGGCGTACTCGCAGAGATATTGACCGTGCCAGTAGATGTCTTGAGTCCTCGAGATGTGGAAACAAGTGGATTTGGATATGTGCTCGCTAGATCTCCACCTGCGGTTCCTGATGGCGTTCCGCTGCTAGGATCTTGCCAGTTAGCGCCGGTGGTTGAGGTTGCAGTGAGAATCTGGCCTACCGACGGCGAGATGTTGCTAATCGCGATCGCTGTTCCAGCCGTCGAGATTTGATCCGCAGTCTGCGGTGATGCGGCTCTCCCGCTAGCATTGGTGAGAACGAGAGCTGAAGGCGTACCGAGGTCTGGTGTGACAAGCGTCGGTGAATTCGAGAAGACGAGGTTGCCTGAACCCGTCTCATCTGTGCACATCGCAGCTAGGTTCGCGCTGCTTGGAGTCGCGAGTGCTGTCGCAACCCCGGCGCCAAGTCCAGTAACTCCCGTCGAGATTGGAAGTCCAGTGCAGCTTGTCAGAGTGCCGCTCGCAGGCGTTCCCAAGATTGGAATGGTGAGAGTCGGGTTGTTGGCAAAAACTAGAGCGCCAGACCCGGTCTCATTCAGAACAGCAGCTGCCAGATTAGCTGAATTTGGAGTCGTTAGAAATGCCGCGACACCGGTTCCTAGCCCCGTCACACCTGTTGAGATCGGAAGCCCAGTCGCATTCGTTAGAACCGCGGCCGTAGGGGTTCCTAGATTCGGCGCGATGTTTGACTGGATCGCTTTGCCAGAGGTGCCATTGAACGTCGCAACGAGATTCGCTGTTGCACTCGCCGGCCCCGAGACATCGCCCGTGCCCGATACCGATTGCCAGGTTGCAGCCGTCCCCGAAGTAGCGGTCAAAACCTGTCCAACAGTTGGAGCTGCAGCCGCTGAGACAGAGACCGTAGTGGTCGCCGACTTGAGCGCGACAACATCAGGATTTGGATATGTCCCACCAAGCATCCCACCAGCGGCACCTGTTGGGGCTCCGCCGCTGCCACCGGTTGGAGTCTGCCAGGTCGCAGCTGTCGCTGATGTAGCGGTCAACACTTGACCGGTAGTCGGTGCAGTAGCGGTACCAAGATCGACCGGCGTTCCAGTCGTGGCCAGCTTGTCTGCGGTCTGACTAGAGCTAGCTCTACCGGTCGCGTTAGTCAGCACTACTGCCGAAGGTGTTCCGAGGTTAGGTGTAACCAAGACTGGAGAAGTCGCGAACACTGCCGATCCGCTGCCCGTCTCATCTGTTAGGGCGGCACGCAGATTTGCTGATGTTGGGGCGCCCAGGAATGTGTTGACGCCTATGCCCATGGTTGAGATGCGGCGAACGTCCGAGCTACCAAAGCCAGCGCTCTTGATCGAGTTGCCCGATGTATCCGCATAGGCAGTCACATCATTGGTTGCCACAGCTCCACTGGTGCTGACACCTCCACCAGTGCCGCCCGGAGGCGTCTGCCACACCGCGCTGAAAATATCGTCAGCGGTAGTAACCAACACTTGCCCCGCCGCAGTGGGGGCGGTCGCATCAATCGAGACTGGGCTGCCTGCACTGCCGAGCTTGCGGACGTAGTCCCATTCGGCGAAGGCCTCCGAGTCAGCGACCAGCGTCATCCCTGAGGTGGGCGGCCCACTGTCTCCGATGTTGATCGGATCGGTGTTGGTTGCGAGTTCAACAGCTGGCGCTGAGGCGGCTGCATCCGCGAGCTGCAAATCTCCATCGACAAGCGTCAATACCTGACCGTTCTCCCCGGAGTCGCCAGTGACCGCCACGTCGCGATCGTCGAAATGGAGCGCTGTTGCCGCACCACCACCACCGCCGCTATTCTTGGAACGCCATACAGCGCCATCCCAGAAGAACTCGGCGTAAGTATTGGGGGTGGTGATGAAGAGCAAGCTCGATGAGATATTTCCATCCTCGTGCTCGATCCCATCCGCACCCGGATCGATTCTCACCGCAGACTCTGCGGCGACATCCAATGACTTGACCGCAAAATCTCCCCGAGTATTGAGCGCGATCGTGACGCTGCCTGCCCCGGCATCGACCTCATAGATGTGGCCAGCAGGAACTGAACTATCCGCGCTGATGACCCCGTCTGGAGAGAGCGTGAGCCCGCCCGAGCCTCCGCCCGTTGAGTCTTGCCAGGTTGCAGTCGAGGTCGAGGTCGCGGTCAACACCTGACCCACACCAGGTGGCGCGGCTGCAGCAGTCGAGACACTGGTACTCGAGTTCTTTAGGCCCCGCGCCTCAAGCTTCTTCGTCGCTTCGTTCAGTACGACCGTGACGCCATCAACGACTGTACGAAGATCTTTAGTTTCTGCCATGCTGCCCTCTCAAAACGTGATCGGCACACCGTCAATCGTGATCCCCATGCCATCAAGCGTGAGCTGGCCATCCGTTAGACCGGCCGTGATGTCGAATGAGATCGCCTCGCCGCTCACGACTTGAGCCGTGAAGTCGACCGCTAAGTTTCTAAGGCGGCGATCGATCGTGACGTTGCATTCGGGCACCGCTACGACATAGCTGTCAGCCAGAATCTGATTGCGGAAGAGCGTGCGGAGCACCCCCTCATCAGGCACCGTGACGAAGATCTCCTGGAAGTACGGCAGGCCCGACGTGACATCAAGGAACCATTCGCCCAGGAACATCAGCAACCGGACACGTAGACGCTGGGCCGCGGCCTGAGCGGTGCCGCTTGTGAGGCGAGGCTGTCCATCGGTCGGGATCAATAGATCCCCATCGGCACCTAACATCAGATCCATACCCCCGATTTTTAACAGGGCTTTATGGGCTGACTCTCTATGTCCAATTCAGCAGAGTGTTTGGCGGGGCCGTGAGGGTCGCCTGGCCAGTGTGAAGCCAGTTGACTATTAGGTTCGTGACATCGATTGCCGCCTCTTCGTGGGTGTCGCGGAATGAGCTGGCAAGATCCAAGAAGCCGACAGGGCCAGGCGGCGGCACAGCTGTATAAGTGGGAGCCATGCCCAGCCCGACCGTTACCCCAAAAGTGGTGAACGCCAGCTCGATAGCATTGATGCTCGCTGGGTAGGCCGTCGCGAATGCTGCGGCGAGCTGGGCCTTGAGCACCCCTGCGGCGGCTGAGACCGTCAGTGATGGAGGGACGATGCTAGCGCAGCCTGCCTGCACCGCTGAGCCCCACGCATCCGCACAAGCGGCAATCGTATCCCCGGGATCCTTGAACAGATCGAGGAGCTGGTCGTGCAGCGAAGTAGAATTGATCGCCACTCAGGATCCTGGGATAGGACTTCCGGTCGGCCCCAGCGGGGTCGGATGCTTGTGCTCATGAAGCGTGATCGAGTCAGTCCCGGCGTGCGCAGTTACCTGGCCCGTGACTTCGAGATCCCCCTGAACCTTGACGGTGCCGCTCCCCGTAAAGCCGATCGTGATGACGTCGCCATCGAGACCCGAGATCGCTTGATCGTCTGGGTAGTGCATCGGGATCGCGACCGCACCATTGAGCCCATGCCGATCTTGGAAGCCAGCGCTCGCGAGCGCACCCTTAATCTTGCGCCATGTGCCAGTGTGTTCTTCCTGGAACACCACGAGCACGAAGTCGCCGGGCTTGACCGGCAGATGTACGAATGCGTTTGAGGTGCGGGGATGCCCAACCGGGATCTTGTTGAGGATCGGGATCGGATTGCCGGCGACCTTGATCCTGATCTGCACATCCGCGAGCTGCGTTGATGCATCATACGCTATGACGCAGCCGGGCAGCGCGGTATGCTGCCTGAGCTGCCGCTGGTCTAGCCAGTCCTTGATCGAGTCGATAAGCGCTAGCGTCATTGGCCCGCCGTAATAGTGAATGCTGGAAGGCTGACGACGTTGGTTTTCACGGCAGTCGACACGCAATCGACGTACCAGTCAGGCCCCGCATACTGGCCCTGGTATGAACAGGAGATCACTCTGAAGTAACCGTCGACCTGCTTCGACTCGATCTTCACTTGCCGGCCCGGATAGATCTCACTCGTCAGCAGTGATCTAAACTTACACCCACCCTTGACCTTGACCCCCGCAGCATTCTTGATGGTGGCGATCTCGGGCGAACCGACCAAGCCGTTGTCGATGTTCAAGACATAGGCGGTCTGATTGTCTGGCTTGCCTGACTCGAGGATCTGTAGCTCGCCATTCTGGATCGAATAGCTTTTGCCCATGCTGCGAAGCAATCGCTCTAGTTGCTGCCCTGCCGACCCATGCATCACAGCACCCGAGGGCATTTGGTTACCGCCCCCATTCAAGAATCCGGCCCCGAGGATCGCGGTCTTCGCGTTCCCAATCGAGACCTCCATCTCCTTGATCAGCTTGTTGACGGCCTCGGTTAGACTTGCACCCGGCCCGATCGAAAAGCTCACCACCTTGTTGGCCTCGTCACCGTCTCCGCTCGAGACTCGGGTGATCCAATCCGAGCCTTGATTGGCACTCGTGATTTCCCGAAGCTTGCCCTTGAATAACAGGCCTGGCTGCCAACCAGGATCGATCGGGCCGGGGTCAGAGCCTGCATGCAGCTCGACGGGGACGGCACCATCGAAGCCCTGCATGGTCTTCCTGGTTTGCTCGCTCAGATTGTAGACCAGGATCTCCGCGGTGTTCGAAGTGGGCGTGAGACTGCGCTCGATCGTGAACTCGATGTCGAGCTTCGTGGAATCGGCTCCGCTGATCTGGACGCCTGCGATGTTCAGCAAGTAGGCTGGCTTCGCTATGGTGGGGTTATCAGCCATCCCTGCCTAGTTCACTCGCGGGGTAATAGGCCAATAGGTAACGAGTACCTAGGTTCCCATGGGTAGGGTCATCGCCTTGATCGATCGTATCCCACAGGACGATCTCACCCGGAGGCCGAGCATCACCGGGAATCGAGGCGAGCACGGGCCACCATGGTGATAGCCGCGCTCCATTCAACACCGACTGCTGGACGCCATTCTGATCGACCGCATACACATCGAGGTACCAGCTGTTGGAGCGCTCGCTCCAGCTCACGAGCAGACGGAATGTCTTGCCGTCCAGTGAGACCGTGAGCGCAAAGTCGTTGGTCAGATCGGTCTGCGTCTCGAGGGGGATGATTGTTGCTTGCATAGGCTTCGCGCGCTTATTGGAAAATCTTACTCACAACGGACTCGGCTTGCTTGGGCTCCTCGACCGTCGCAGGCTTCGCCACCTTACGGCCCGTCTCCTTGACCTCAGTTGCGATCGCCGGGATCTCTACACTCTCGGTGCGGCCAACCCGGATCTGCTTTAGATCGAGGCTCAAGACCAAAGAGGTTCCCGTCTTTGCCTCTTGGATGATCTGACAGTTGATGAGCGCCATGCTCGGATACGTGTGGATTCGCGTGACAAGCTGCACCAAGAGGGCGTCATCACGGATCCTTCGCAGAGCATTGAAGCAAGCCAGCGTCCTATTGAAGACGGGATCGAATCCGAGCGCCACCCCATCCTTACTTTGGAAAAGCTGGGGCAAAGGGATCCCGCTGGTGAGCGCCGTGATCGGCCCGAGTGCCCGACCTCCGGGGATCGATCCGACCGTCTGGACTGGGGCCTTGATCTTCACCTCGACTGGCCGCGAGCCCTCGATGAAGTCCGGCGGAAGAAGCATCGGGGTATCGGTGATTATGCCGCGGATGTTGACCTGATCAGGCAGAGGCCTGATGTGATCCGTCAGGTTCACACCTATCTCGACAGGATGGTCGGTAGCTTCGCTCGCGATTGTGTGAGTCTGCTGGAGGGTTGCATCCAGAGTGCAATGAAAAGTCTGTCGCGTCACGCCTTGCCAAACAAGTTGGCATCGCACGAACTCACGACGGGGGGCTTGCGCTGGATCTTGGGCCATTAGTTCTCGTCCAGCTGTTCAAGATCCTCATCTCCGCCAAGATCATCCTGTGCGGGGAGAGGTTCAGGTCGTCCGTGATTGCGCTTGATCGAATCAGCCGTCTCATCCATCGCCTCTTGCGCTCCGCGTTTTGCGTGCCTCGCGATCTCAGCGGCGGTGGCACCAGACTTGACGTTGATATTCTGCTTCACTGTCTTGGTGATCTTGTCACCCTCATTGACGATGACGGTCTGACCCTTGGCGTTGGTGATGGCCTTCTCGCCGGGGCTTAGATAGGCGCCCTCATTGACTGCACTCGCTGAGGCAGTGCCGGCTTGCACCTTCTCGAGGGCACCACCGAGCCCGCGCTCCGCGCGCGGGGTCTTGCCCATCTGGGCCTCGGACACATCTCGGTTGTACTGGAGCTGGCGAATCAGTTGCCTGACGATGATCTGTTTCTTCTCGGGATCTGTCTCCGCGGCAAGCTGCTTCTTGAGCGCGTCGGTGCGATCCTCGCGCGCGAAGCGATCCGAACTTATCTGCGCTGCATCCGTGATCGCCTGCTTGATTCCGCCGAAATATCCGAACTTGTGGATCTCCTTGAGCCCCTCGCCGATCGATCTAACCAGCGAGTCCACGGTACCGAGGCCCGCCCACTTATCGATCCACGCGCCGATCAAAGTCTTGCCGCCACGTAGCGCGGTGCCTATCTCATCCAAGAGGGCAGCCATCAGCGTTAGCATGCCCAACAAGCCGGCCTTGCTTCTGAGCGCTTGCGATGCGAAGAGGCTGGCGACACCCCACGCTATGAAAGCAGCCGCTCCCACGATGAGGGCTGAGCGTATGAACTCACTGCCCTCGAGAAGCTTTTGAAGGACGACCGCCCAGTCAGTCAGCATCTTGACCGTGCGGATGATCGATGGCAGCAACGCTGAGCCTAGAGCGACACCAAGTGAGGTGGTCGCGACATGCATCTCGGCGAGCTGATCGTTGACCTCATCACTCTTCTTAATGAAGTCGTCTGAGAGCCCACCACCCAGGGCTTTGAACTTCTCCTCGATCTCGGCCAAGCCATCACGGCCCTGCGCCAACGTCGGCACCAGCGCTGCGCCCGCACGACCCAACACCTTGACCGCGAGCGCGGTACGCTTCGCCGGATCTTCGGTAGCCGCGATCTTATCGGCGAGCCGCGCGAGGATCTCACCGGTGGGTAGACCGTTCTTTAGATCTTTGGCGGAGACACCAAAGCTCCTGAATGCCGCGGCCGCTTCTTTGCTGCCGCCAGCCGCTGCTTGGCCATTCACCTGGAGCTTCGAGAGCGCTGCGCCCAGTTCCTCCAGACTCGAGCCGTTCTGCTCAGCGGCGAGGCCAAGCGCCTGCAGCTGTTGGCCACCGATGCCGGTCTTCGCGATCAAGTCGTTCAACGCATCGCCGCTCGCGACCAGTCCCTTGAAATAGTTGACGGCTGCGCCGCCTGCGAAGAGCAGTCCGAGCGTCGAGGCTACTTTGCCAGCCGTGGCGCCAATGCCCGTGAGCGCAGACTCGGCGGCCTGGAAGCTGCCCTTGTCTTGCTGCACCGCAAGACTAGCAACGAAGCTGGAGACGACCTCACTCACCTGCTACTCCTGAGGCTCATCACCTTTGTGGCGCTCCGCTCTTCCTTGGCTCGCGCATCAGCCTTACTGGCCGCGTCCTGGAAAGCATCAAGAACTATGTGAGCGTCTAACAGCATGTCCAACGTCCAGTCCCACATCAGTTCGTGAAGCCCTGAGTGGTAGTGCCCACTAATAGCGATGCGATGAAAGAACCAGGCGTCATCGCTGATGTCTAAGTGGTCGCCCTGGTCTCCCGACTTACGCTCTGATCTGGCACGCCCTTGAACACCTTCCAGATACTGGCTGCGTCTGTAAAAAAGCTGGCGAAGTTCATGTTGAGGTGCTCGACCAGGAGGAGCATCAGCCCGCCGTAGTCACAGGCGAACGCTGACTCTGGATCGAGCCCGACCCATTCCCCATCATCGAGCCGCTTGCTTCTGGGGATGAACAGGTCGGAGAAGTACTGGAGGTCATCCTCGTCCAAGACATCGATCAGCTGTTGGAGCGTCTTAATCCCAACATCGATCTTGGCTGCGGTCTCGGCGTCGTTCCGGGCGATCTCCGCGGCAATGAACTCTTCGGGAGGAAGCCGTTTATCGACCTCGGCTCGCCGGCTTTGCGAGCCCCTCACGACCTCGGAGATCTTGGCCAGCGTCGGGGCGGCAAGACGCATGATGCGAGTCATCGCCTTGACCCCAAGCGCGGGCGGCAGACCCTCGATGCGGTACCTCTGATCCTTGACCGTTACGTCCCTGGTGGGCTGTGGCATATAGGTACCGATATTTATCGGTACATTATGGCCCTGAGTGGGCAGCCCAAAGGGAGCCCCGAGGGGAGCCCCGAGGGGAGCCCCGAAGGGAGCCCCGATGACCCTACTGCAGGTCATCGGGGCTAAGTCTTGCGCTCAGAAGCGCTAATTTCCTGCATCAACGCGCGTGATGTCGGTCAGATAGATCTGCCACTCACGCGCGGTCGCGGTTCGATCGAGCGAAATATCGGGGGCCTTGATCACGCGGGCCGCCGGACTGAATACGCTCGAGAGGCCATTGCCATCCTTCAACAAGAAGCCCACGACACCCGCGCCATTGGGTGCGTTTAGGTCTGTCGAGTGTAGGCCCGAGAGGAAGATGTTCATCGAGCTGGACTGCATCAGCTTCACCGTAGCGATGCCGTTCCGGTTGTTTGACTTGGAGCTAGTGGTCTCACCATCCGTACCCACGACGAATAGGAATGCATCGCTCTCCATCGCCAGGGTGAACCATTCGCCATCCGCGAATCCTGAATCGATGACGAACGCACCAACGGCCAGCGTCCACTCATTGCTGTCTGTAATTTTGAGAGCCATGATTAGACCGCCACCCTTCCGGTGATCGTGTGCACCGAGTGAATTCGGGAAGCCAGCTTCGCCGTGAAATTGATATCTGGCAGATTGCGCGCCAGCTTGTCGGCGTCCGGAACATCGGCAACCTTAGGCCCGGTGCAGACTGGGGCATCAGCGCCGCCTAACAAGAAGCCACCCTTGACGAAGACGTCGAGGATGCGGAGGATGTTCTGGCAGACCAGGTCGACAGACTTATCGCTGTAAGTCAGCTGGCCCGTTGCCAACAGGGTGAACACGCCTTCCTGAATCCGGGCATGCATCTCATCACGGCCGGTCACGAGGTCTATGAAGTTGTTGATGCCCTCGAACGTGTAACCGGTCTGAGTGATCTCAAGACCCGCGATCGAGACATAGCGATTGACGCATTTGCCCTTGAGTGAGGCGAGCGCCGTGGAGCTGAGGTTCTCCACGGGTACACCCGAGAGGGTCGCGAAGTTCCAGGTATCGCCGAAGTGCGGGTCACGTGGGAACCGTTGCCCCATCCAGGCAGCCGCAGCAAACGCGGAGGAATCCGAGTGGTAAATGCCGAACGTCCGGACGTAGGCGGCGTTCTTCAGCTGAGACGCCAGATCCGTAGTGACGGTTGAATCGAGGGCTGCAGTACCGTTGATGTCAACGCCGAACAATTTGATCCGGGCTTCGGCCCAAGCAGCGGCATCCTTCTTAGCGGTATCGCTGGGCGAATCGATGACGAAGCCATACCAAGTATCGTTCGCCGCCTGGATTGCCGAGAGATCGGCGGCGATATTGGCGTCGGTGCTCGCGTCATCGGCCTTGAGGCCCGAGGTGCTGGGGCTCACTTGTAGCGCACCCAAGCTTGCGAGGGATCCCGAAGCTGTCACCGTCACCGTGACGAAGGTGCCGCTCGATACAGCGCTCACATCAGCGAGCGCATCAATCGCGGTGGAGATGCCGGTGCAGACCTCAGCGATCGTCGGCGTAGCATCGCTACTGAATGTCCACGGGATCCCGTTGAGTTCGCCCGAGAAGGTGTTGATGACCGATGAGGTAATGGCGGGGGTCAGCTTTGTGACCTGCTGCCACGAGTGCTCACGGCGACCGACCACGAAGCTCGAGACACGCGGGGTGCTCGAGACAAACTTGGTCGCCGCTAGATACGCGGGCTCGGTCGAGGTGAACCCATCGGTCGTCATGTCCGCCAGCCCCGTGGAGCTGGAGTAAATGCGGAACAGGTCGGTGTTGTGAGTGTGGTAGGCGGCCACCATGGGCACGCCGAACGCCTCGACATCAACAGACGCCGTATCAATTAGTATATCGCAAGTGACTACGTCGTCTAGACTGGCGCCCATCTTAGTGCTCCCCATGTAGGGAGTTGATAGAAAGTTTCATGGGAAGGTCTCCTCATCGAACGGGGGATGGAGGCCGGTCGAGCTGACCTGGACGGTCTCGATCGATCCGGCGTCGAGGGCTCCCATCAGCGAATCCAAAAGGATGTTCACTGTGATGAGCATCGTCTGGACTGAGTCATGTCTATCCGTTTGAGGTGAGGCGACCTTCATGGGCGGCCCATACTCAGTGCGGGCAAAGCTCATCCCCACCAGATTGAAGGCCTTGCTGGTCTGTGGCAGCCAGAGCGCCATCTCCGCTCGATTCAAATAGGTGGCGGCTTTGAGGGATGCTCGCTGAGACTGACTCACAACTCTCAACGAGAAGACGCAGACCTTACGGCCGCGAGGTCTTGGGTATGCGGTGCCCGGGTCAACCTGCACCAGCTCTATGTCAGGGGTGCCCGCTGACTCCAGCGAAAGGGGGCCGTCGAGGATCCCATACGTGAGGGCTGCGCCCCCTCTCACATCAGGGCGAGGCTCGTCATCCCAGACGATCCTAAGACCCGTCCATTCTTGCGCCCAATCCTGCAGGGCCTGCTGATATGGCAGGAGCGAGAATGCCATCACTGTCCCTTCGGGATGGGCTTGGCGGACTCGATCCGGTAAGAGATGTTCTGCCGGAGCTGACCCGTGTCGACGAGGGTGGTGTCGCTACCCTTACGGGCGATCGTTGCTGGGCGGTTCGGGGGCTCAAGACTTAGAGCGATGATGCGCTGGACTTCCTTCACACCCCAGATACCGAGAAGCTGGGCTGCTTGCTCAATCTCGAGCTTCCCCTCGATGACAGCCTTCGCGACCCTCTTGCAGATCTCCTGCACAGGTTGGGCCTCACCGTTCAGCGCCACGTATAGGAATGGACGCGATGGAATGGTGGCTGTCCCCCAGTGATTCCAACGAGCGACATCGGCCAGTGAGGCGCCGCTACTCGTGCGCTTGGAGTCATTGATGCCGACCATCACGTGCAGGTCTTTGAGCCCACTGCCCCGAGTGAGCTTTGTCCACAGCGCGCTATTGGTTCGTGTGACTGGCATTAGGTCACCGCCGCGGCCGCCTTCTCCAGAAGAAGCCCGGCATAATGAAGCGCGGCCGAAGCAGCCTTAAGTCGCTTGCCCATGACCTCGATCTCACGGATCACTTCTGTGAAATCCCGAGTCTCATCGTCGAATGCTTTGACCAGGTCTTCGCCAGCCTTGACCTCAAGTGCCGCGGCCGTCACAGCATTCCTGATGCTGGAAATGGCAGCTTTAGCGGCGGCTAGCAGAGCTTTGACCTCATTGGATACCGGATGGTCGAAGAGGTGCTCAAGAGCGATCGAGGCGTTCTGTTCATCGGCACTTAGAGAACCGCTTCGGGAGAGAGCTTCACGGATAAGCCGGACAAGAATCAGGACTTGAGTGATCATGTATTCATCATCCTGACTGGCAGGGCGAGCTTCATATCGTCGAAGAGGCTCGAGTAGATGGTGGCGGCATCGGTCTTGCTGAGCCGGGCCGATAGCCCGAAGGGATGCATGCTCACGAGATGCGCCGCCTTACAGAAGACCCCGGCCTCATAGCGATTCCCCCACCGGACGGGATCGCAGAAATAGGTGGCATCCTGCAGGCACGCGGGGATGAGGGTCGGGTTCTCATCATTGGTCTGAGTGAACTCGGGGAACCTCTGCAAAAAGCTGGCTGTATCGATCGCCATCAGTTGGCCGCCTCCGCTTGGGTCGATGCCTCGTCTACTGCGATCTGATAAGACCGGTTGATGAGCAGCTCCCTTACCTCCGGGTTGCCAGCATCGTTGAGCCAGTTACGGATCTGATCCCTGGACTTACAGATCTGGACGGCTTCACGGATCGTCTCGAGCGATAGTCCAAGAAGACTCAACGGGAGTCCCATCGAGAGGTCGTATTGGACTGAGCCAGGCTCGGGCACATGCTCGCGGATACTGAGCAGGCCTTTGGCGAGCCACTTCCGCATCAGCGGGTTGGTGCGCACCATCTCGAGCGTCTTCGCCGAGACTTGATTAGCGCCAGGTACAACCTCGGTTCCATCAGGGAGGCGAGCCGGAGCCTTGAGGTGCAGCAGAAGTTCTTGTTTGCCGACCGTGTGGGCCGGAGCCTGCGTTGGCTTCTTTTTCGGGGGCATAGATCTCCACGTGGAAACGGGGCGCTGGGTATGGTGCCTGGCACCCCCCAACACCCCGCTCTACACTCGCGGCAAGAGCCCTTAGGCTATCGCGCCGTCCAGATAGACTACTGCCATCGGTTGCTTCACACGGGTTCCGGAGAACCGGCTCCACATGAAGACACTGATAGCGAGCCCATCGTTCTGCGGTGGCACGGAGTTCATTTCCATGGGGATCGCCACATCGATGAACTGCGGGTCATTGTTGTAGAAGACGACTCGTGAGGAGCCCGTGGAGCTAGCGGTCTCAGCGTAGTCCCAGAGGATGATCGCGTCCGTCGACTTAATGTATGGGTTCGAGTTGAACCAAGCCGTCAGCAAGGACTGGCCCGTGTAATAACCCGTGGTACCGAACAGACTTGAGTCCAGGATGCGGTAGACATCGAAACCCATCACACAACGGTTCGGTCTAATCTGGCCCTTGCTGAACTTGACCATGTCAGACATGGCCCCATTCAGATCTTCCAAGACCTTCTGGGCATTGCCTGCATCGATCTTGGCCTGGAAGCCGAGCCCACCACTTACGGTGTTGACGCGAACATCTGGGTTATTCAGGAGCCCCGTGGTGGAAAGTGAGGGCTCGCCGATCGCGGCCGCCTTGTCTTGCAGGTTCTCAATGAACCTACCGGCTGCTCGGGCCTCTTCGGCCTCCAGCTGCAGCCCTGACATTTGCGCCGCCTGCAACTCAGGGAGATGAACCTGGTAACCCTGGCCGATCGTCCCGACCCGTTGCGTCCCCTTGCCCATCTGGAGCTTGACCAGCGGGATATCGTCGCCAGAGTTGGCGATGAACTTGGCTTGTCCAACATAGTCGATGACCTTGATCCCGACCGTGTCACAACCAGCGGGGAAGTTGGTATTGATGGCCATCGCCTGGCGGTACTGATTCGGAGTCTTCAGCACCTCATAGGGCTGTTGCTCAAGCGCTTCCAGTTGGAGGGCCAGGAACTCACTACCCAGAACGATCGCGGCATCCTTACGGACATCGCCCGAATCTTTGCGAGTCAAAGGAAGCTGCTCGAGAACCCTATCGTATTTACTTGCCATGTTGGTTCCCTTACTTGCAATCGACCTGGACTATGGCGACCCCGCCGGCAACGCCGTCGGTGAAATACTTAGCGTTCGGCAGCGCCACACAGGTCGCGGTATCAGCCGACTTACTGAAGCCGCCAAGCTGTGAGGCCCGTGCTCCAGCTGCGAATCTAACGAAGGCTGGATCACCAGCGGTCACAGCTTCCTCGCACAGCACGAAGAGCCGGCCTTCACGCATGCAGTCGACCATGCCGATCTGATGGATGTCGGACTCATGAGCGACGGTGTCGGTGGCGACTCCGAAGGCGAGCGCCGTAACATCGGTACTGGCCTTGGGAAGCCGGACTGCGTAATCCATCGGCCCGTAGTTGGCTCGCTCATCCAAGACAAGCAGACAACCAGGAGGCACCGAAGAGGCGCCCGCAACTGTCACGGTCTCAGTGAGGGTGCCGGTGCCCGCACTGTAGGCGCTCGCGAAGTTGCCGGTCTTGCCCTCAATGGTGAACGGGGTATTGGCGCCGGTCGCCTTCACGTAGGCGCCAGCATTGGTGTTGATCGCGCTAACCAGACCCGCAGTGATGAGGGCCGTGGTGGTACCGACACCCGCGGTGAACTGGCTCACGATCGGGACACCCGTCACATCGGGAGTGATGGTGACCTTGTAGACCTGTGAGTCGCTCGCTCCAACGGCGACACTCACAAGCTTATTGGGGACGAAGTAGCCGCTGAGAATCTCGAACTCTGCGTCCGCCACCATCCCGGGGACACCGACGAGGGGCCGACTAACACTAGTCTGAATGGACATGCTCATAGATTTGCCCTCTTACTTTCGGTTCCAGGCTTGGTGTGCGGCCTCGAGCGCCTTACTGCGCCGGACGTCCGGGGACTCAGGGATCGGATCCTTGCTGTCGGCCTTGGGCACCACCAATTGACCCAGCGCATCGATAGATCCTGCGGGCCGAGCCAACACAGCCTCGAACGCACCCTCGACCCAACCATCGGACTTGCCGTCACTGCGCTGTCCAACCTTGGTCAAGACAGCCTCACGGATCGCCCGATCGGTTAGACCGACATGCTTGAAGTCGGGGCCGAGCAAACGCTTTGCTGCAGCGATCAACTCAACCCTCGCATCGATGCGCTGGCTCAGATCCTTCTGGAAGTCTTGCAGCGCCTTCTCGGCTTGATCGGCTCGGGCCTCAGCGGCGCCCAGCTTTTGCTCGACATCTTTCTGGTCGAGCTTTTGGCCCTGCGGGCTACCCTGCGGGGTTTCCTGCGGCTTGGTCTGGGCTGCCTGAAGCTGAGCTTGAAGCTCAAGAAGGCGCGCCTCATTGGTCTTCAGCTTTTGCTGCAACTGCTCAATGAGAGGAGCTACAGCCTCGGAGACCTCATGCTGCGCGGGCTGCGCCGGGTCTAGTTGATCGAACTTGATAAGCATCATGGGTTCCTTAGGTAGTGAGAACGCACTAGTAGAATCTTGGGCGTCGAGCCTGAGCCCCACCTCTGAGCCAGAGCGGCCTTGTCCAGATGGCAGGAGAGCTACATGGTTGAGCCGGACTTGGCGTTGGATGGCGTCGTAGGGTTGGCCATTCCAACAACCGGGTGTCTCGTCGAGCTGGACTGTGTAGCCGCAGCTCAGCTCTTGAAGCTCGCCTGCATCGATACTGCGGATGGCTTGGGCGTCCTCTATCTGTAGGCGGGCTGATAGATATTGGGACGCTGATCGGCCCCTTTCAGGTGCCGCGTCCTGGACTGATTGCCCAACCTTCAGCGCTTTGACATTGGTCGGGGAGACCATCTCGCGAGGGTGACCAATGGTGATGGGGAGGCCCGCGGTCGCCGTCTCGAGTGCATCGCGGTGGAAGACTTCCTCAGGAAGGCGAAGCTCACGGCGGATCGAACCGTTAGAGAGGTGGTACTCAAGGACGCCTGTGCGGGCGAGCCGGGAATCGAGTTGGACGAATCCCTGTGAGGTGCGGCGAGCTTTGCCTAACCGTGAACCGTCAAATCTAAGAACCTCTGCCATCACCTACGCGGGATACAGAAGGGTTAGCGACCCAGGGTTAGCGACCCAGGGTTAGCGACCCAGGGGGCGGCACCAACCAGCGAGCAGATTGCGGCCCCACCGGGTCGGGTGTCGCTACACCAAGGGTGCCGAAGCCGGTGGCGGAGCTGCTGGCGGTGGTGATGGTGGCGGAGCTTTGGGCAATGGAGGCGCCACCGGCGTGACCGTCACATCCCCGATCATTGAGCGAGCTACATCCTCAGAGAGACCGAAGAGGGCCGTGACCTGGGCGATAGCGGTGTCCTGACTGATCGTACCTTGGGCAACCTGCGTGATGATCTTGCCGATCGCATCGACCTGAGCGCCCACTGTACCGAGGTCTTTGTTGTTAGCTCCGCCCTCAACCAGGAGCGCATTCTCACCCTGCTCGAGCTGTTCATATAGAGCGGTGTCGATGCTCGTCTCCATTGACCAGCCATCGGGGCCGAAGCGATCGAGCGCCACATTGGAACTGGTGAGGACGCCACTGTTGAGGTAGATCTGGTCAGTCTCGGCGACAGTCTTACGGAGCGCTGCATCCTTCTCACCCTGTTGGGGATCTATGGGCGCGAACTCAAGGCGCCACATCTGAGGTTCTTGTTGTCCGCCCTCCGCGAGTAACAATCGAACTAGATGTCTGAGGCGTGGGCGTATGACATCGCGCTGATAGATGGAGGCATCCCCGTAGGCGATCTCCAGATCAGATTTGCCCGTAGCGTTAAGCCCAGCGGGGGCTTGGCCGGCGAGCATCGTTACGGGGATTCGAGCGGCAGCGGCCAGCCTATTGAACAGCCGATCGAGCATATCGGGAACGCCCGCGAAGGTGGTGGCGACCTTTTCAAAGCGTTCCCCGTCGGCATCTATAACTAGCGCTGAGGCGTTGTTGCGGGCGTAGTTGATGGTGCGCATGCGCTTTTGGAACTGGACTTCGCCGTTCTCAGACTCGAGAATGGCCATCAGATCCTTGACCGCGTAGACGCCCTGACTGGCATCGTGTAGCAGTCGGGTAGCGTCTGCCCACGCGAGGCCAAACTCACGGAGCACGTCGTAGACTGCATCCAGGATCGAGTAGTCCCAGTAGGCGTTGGCGAGCTTTTCAAAATCACCTGTGAGAACGCCCGGGAAGACGATTACCCGTGAGGCATGCACCTGGATCGACTCGTACTGAGCGCCCATTCGGTGATTGAACGAGTACAACGAGGGCTCCCCGAACCGGGGATCGGTAGGGTCTTGGTTGAACTCTGAGACCCGTGAGATGGCTCGACGATCGAATGCCTTGATGAAGTTGATCCGGCGGATGCCCTGAGGGTTGCCTTCGAGGTCAGTCTCGACTGGTTCCCAAGGTTGACGACCGTCATCGATACCTAACAGGAGGATGCCGCCGCCTGTGCAGAGGCCCCAGATTGCGGCTTCGAGCACGAGGGGTGTAACGCGTAGCTCCTCGATCCGCATATGGATGGCCTGCTCGCGAGGGTCGTCATCCTCGATGCAGACTTCCCACTTGTTCTTGAGAGCCAGGCCAGGCTTGAACGAGCAGATGAGCCTGGCGAGATCGTTGCCCATGAACAGGCCCATCGCCATCTGCGGGCTCATCGCCGTGGTCGGGCGGAACTGCGTCTCTGAGCGGACGTCTCGAGAGCCACCCAAGCCGAGCGTCACGTTAAGCCAGCCGTCGAGCCTGGCCTTAGCGGCCGTCATCGCTGAGGCAAATGTGGACTGGAGCTGGGTCTCACTCATGCCATAGCCGACTAACAAGATGGTTACGGCAGAGGGGTGCGCGTGGGCTCAGCGGCGCAGAGCTTGATTTAGGAGGCCCGCGAGGGCGAGGCCACGGCCAGGCATCGCTCGGAATTCTGGGCCGCCCCTAATGGAATGCCGATGGTTGCCGACCTCGTGAGCGAACTGAGCCAGCCTCTGCGAGAGTTGATGCTGGCGATATCCGAGGACGATGAGGCCCAGCCCTTGAGCCACCGTGATAAGGATCAGAGCGATCATGCTCCGCGTTTACACCATCCAGGATGATGAGGCCGTCCGGGTGATTCATGCCCCGCGTTCAGTTGGGGGTTGGGGATTTCCACCAACACCACACCCCGGGCGGCCATCCAGGCGTACACCATCCAGGATCCGTCCCCCGCGATCCTTCTCTCTCGTGGCTTCTGATCTCGGATCTCAGAGAGAAGAAGAGAGAAGATGTGAGTGTATAGGAGCGCGGGGGACGGATCTTGGAACCGTTAGGGCAAGGCTCCGCGCTCGCCAAGCTCCCGGCGGATGTCGTCCAAGAGGCCTGTGTAGTATTGACGCAGGCGCCCTGAGTCAAAGAAGCGCAGCATGGCCAACAGATCCTCGGTGCTCGTGGTGCGGATCCGCTCGTAGAGGGATGTGCTCATGCTGCCGCCTTGGCGAGCGCTCGATGCAGTGTACCCACTCCACAGCCTAGGCGCTTGGCGGTCGCCTCGATTGAGAGCCCCTGCTTGCGGAGTTTGAACGCCTCGTCCAGGTCGACCGTGACCTTGGGTCGACCGAGCCTGATGCCATTACGGCGAGCCGTGTCTAGCCCCGCTGCTGAGCGCTCGATGAGGCGGGCTCGCTCTTGCTGGGCAGCCCAGGCAAAGACGGCGATCAAGAGAGGGCGGACTGGTGAGTCACGCTCCATCGAGAGCCAGGGCTCTGAGTAGCTGACCACTTGGCACTTGATGGCGTCGAGGTCGGTGATGGTCTTGACCACGTGGGGCATGTTGCGACCCAGGCGGTCTATCGCCCAGCAGAGCACCACTTGGTAATCGCCACGGTGGGCACCCGCGAGCAGCTCATCCAAGCCCGCCCTCCTAGTCTTGGAGCCGCTCACCCGGTCGATGATGGGTTCGCCCACTAGGGTCAGACCACGGGCTGCCGCAATCTTCAGCAGGGCCGGCAGCTGGTTCTCGGGGCTCTGATCGGGGCGTGAGACTCGGAGATAGATCTTCGCTAGCACCCCTTAGGGTAGCACAGATCCGCCATCAATCATTCGGTTCCGGAAGGCGAAAAGCTAGGGATTCTGGGGGCCTAACTTCTCGGATTCCTTGGCCAGGCTTTCCAGACTCGCGAGACGTATTTGGAAGACTAGGGGCTGTCCCTAACGAGTCCACTGCGCAGCGAACCGGCGGAGCTGATCCATCGCCCGGCGTACCCCGACCTCTGCCGCGACGCTGGCAATCAAGCTCTGGATGTGGGGCTCGCGAGCCCGGAAGAATCGGAGGTCTTCGTGGTCATCATCCCCGAGCGGCTCAGGCTGCTGCTGGACGCCCACGAGCATCGCCTCCATTGACCGCTGGGCATCGCCTAGGAGGCGGTGCAGTTCGACGTTCTCCTGCTTGAGCAGGGCCGTGCTTCTGGCCAGCTCGAGAAAGTGGCGGTTGGTCGGCGGGGGCTGGGGGCTGGGCATGCTCACCCTACACCTGCCAGGATGGCGGCGAAGTCCTCGTCGAGATCAGGGATGGGCTCCGCTGGCGGCTCCGGAGCTGGCACCGGGATCGGGCTCTCATCCTCCGGGGCATCCAGCACAGGGTCTTGCTCGGGCTCGGGCTGGGCGGGGGGTGCCCATTCAAGTGGGCCGCGTCCATTGGGGATCGCCTGCATCGCAGCCTCACCGGCTTGGTAGGGAGCGGCGGAGAAGTTGTTCTGGGTATAGAGCTGGGCGGGGATCAAATCACCCATGCACCGCAGGAATATCTCGGCCAGGCCCCGGCGAATGAGCATCGCATTGGGGGTGCCAGGATTATCGAATCCGGCCCCGGCCATCCAGTCGGCCAAGTACATGAGGCGCATCTCCCGGTCGGTCACGAGCATCCTCGCGAGCGGACTAGGTAGGTAGTTCCGGGGCTTGGCCAAGATGTGCTCGACCACCTCGGTCACGGGCAGCGCGGTGGGGGCGACCAGCGACTCGGTCACCGCCTCCCTCGTGGGGCGGCCAGGAGGCTTCTGTCGAGGCGTATAGTTACGGGTCATCTAACACAGGAGGTTCATTGAGAGAACTTTCCCCCATGGCTTCAGCTCGCGAGGGCCTGAGGGGATTTTTCCGCTATTGGTGTACTTGCCTTAATGATCACTCTAAACCTCCTACACCCAGATCTACTCAATCAGATCGTCCTAGAGCGTCGCAAGGTTCGCCAGCGTGAGCACACCCGCAAGTGGAAGCTCTGCAACCCCAATGCTGTAAGAGGGCATAACGCTAGCTGGAGGGCGGCTCACCGCGAGCACCACAATAGCTATCACAGGGCATACCGTGCCAATCATAAGGGGTAGTGCCCCAATAGGAGGGGGTCTGAGAGGGGCGGGGCTTCGCCCGGCCTAGCTCAAGCGTTATGTCCAGTGCCCCCGGGCGGCTGAGAGCTGGGCAGCGACAGCGCGGTCAGAAACGAGTCTGACTCGTTTTTGGGTGCGCAATCATTGCCAAGTGGGCAACATTGGCAACATTGCCAGATGGCTACATTGCCAATGAGCAATCTTACCCAAGGTGTAGCCCAGCCCATGCCCTCCCCGAAGCTCTATTTCCGTTGCCCCCAGGGGCTCCATGACCGGTTCATCGGGCATTGTCTGGCTCAGGGGCTGTCACCCAGTGAGGCACTCAAGATGGCCGTCGAGCAATGGTTGGGGCCTATTATTCTCGAGCTGTCACCCAGGCCTCCGGCTGACCTTGAGGCTATTCTCGCCGAGTTCCAGCGTCAGGGTGTGCTAACCATTGCTGACCCATCTCTAGAGTGACCCGTCAGTCCGTTGCTCCAGATTGCGCCAATCATCACCATCGATGGCATATTGCCTATCTAGTCCAGCAGGGAACTTGGTTGCTAGCATTTGGCCATTGCCTCTATTGCGGCGCTCCCGGGGAGGGCGAAACTCCACAGGCTCAACCTGACCCAGTGGGTTGCATGCGTGTTGTGAGGCTGGCCGCGACCATGGTCTAAGACTCGGTTGCAGCCCGGATCTCTATCGCCTCGACCGTGCAATCGTAGGATTGGGCAGTTGCCTCCAGCCGCAAGACAGCGGTCAAGCCCCTAGCCTGTACCCTCTCTAGCTCTTGCTTCAACAGTCGGGCATCGACGAGGCTAATACCTCCAACTTCGATCGCCAGCTGATCCAGCATGTCACATGCACCCTCTAGGGTCATTGACCGAGAGTCATCGATATCGACCTCGGGTAGACTCAACATGACCACCACCCTCGATGGATCGAAATAGGGGTCATCAAGTAGTTCTCGGATCTCATGAAGGAACAGGTCTGGCATCACTCTACCCTAGGCAAGACGTTTGAACTTCCCGTGAAGCCGTTCAGCCGCGTGACAGTAGGCTTGGTATGCTTCTTCCTTGGTTGCAAAACAGCCTAGAGACGCGGTCTTACCCGCGATCGTGATCCTGGCGTTCCAGGGCCTTGTGGAATTGACCGAGCGCTTATCCCGGCGCACTCCCTTGATCTTTGCTTCATTGTTGCTCCTCAAGCATTGATTGCAGGCGTTCTGCGATGGCGTGGCCAATCTGAGATTGCTCAGTCGATTGTCGATGCGATTGCCATTGGCATGATCCACCCATAGACCCGATGGTATTGGGCCATTGTGTCGTTCCCAAATCGCCCGGTGGAGAAGCATCCGGTGGCTACCGATGAAATAGACTTTCCCTTGGTCGCGAGATGGGGCATGTGATGACCAATTCCACTGGGACGCCCAGCTAGCATCCTCTATGTCTATGATCACACTGAAGCCCTTGGTTGCCTCGATGAGGGCCGTCCCACTGAATGGCTCTTGATAGACGGCGCGCAGTGAATTGGTTCTGCCAGGCACGAGCACGACTACACCGGCTCCATGAAGTCGACTACCTTAATCGCTGGCTTAATGGGCGCATCCAGTGACCCTCTCCAGGCAGGCTCTCGCCAAATCAGCTTGCGTAAGCTTGACCTCGGCCCGTACGGTTGATGCGTCCAGTGACCCCTCACTAGAGTCGCCACCGTTGAGGGTTGCCTACCCCCCGCGCAGTAGTCGACCACTTGTTGGCGAACATCAATCTTGGTCGGTCTCGCCACCATGAACCGCCGGTGCTGCGGTGCTCCCTCTTCGCGTTGGGGGCCTCTCGTCCATCCGGGTCGATGCTTGCCAAGAGGTCGGCACCACTCGGGATTACTCATCGCGATCAGGAGGTTGGTCACTAGGGATTTCAAGCAGGCGATGATCCTGTCTACCTCTCGAGGAATCGGCCACTCGAGCGCAGTCCCCGTCCCCGGATCACCGCTTGGCTCTGCCTTGAGCAGCTCTTGTTGGGTCAGGTTCCTCGTGCCCAGTTGCACGATGCTGGCATCAGCCATCGCTGTGATTGACCATCTTGGCCCGACCTCGGTCTCCATCACCCTCACGAGCGCGTAGCGGAGCCATGTCCTCTGGTGCTGCTCGGGGTCTTCTACCCACAAGAGTCGATCCGGGATCTCTAATATCCAAGCTCGCCAAGGGGTATGCAGCTCCAAGGTCTCGGGCAATGATGTACAGATTGCCGCCGCTGCCCACCTATGGGTGGTCTGGACGATCGCGCAAGCCTCGTGTACCCACAGGACATCGCTCAGCAGCTCCTGGCGGCAGCTGGGCACCGTCATCATGTCTCTCAGATAGCTCTTGCGCGGTGACTCGGGTAACTCTTCTACATATTTGATCAGCGCCGCGAGCGCTTGTAGATCATTGGCAACATCGGGGCGACCGTATGTGTACTCCCAGAGGGCAAGACCATTGCCCCGCAACAGGTCGAGCCAATCGACCCGGGTAGTCGGGTCGACTTGCTCTCGGATCCTGGCGGCGGCGTCTAGGATTGCCTCGGAGTGCACCCCAGCCGCTACACCCCCAGCTCCTCCTCCAACTCGGCGAGCCTATCGAAGACGGTGGGCGGCAGCTCGGCGAGCGGCTGCTCGCTCAAGACCGGTGCACAGCCGCCCAGTACTTGCTCCAGTTGGTATCGGCTGCGCTGATAATTCTCTGGGCTGATCCTGAGATCAGGCGCATCGATCAGGGCCAACTCGACCGCTCTCCTGTAGTCCACCTCAGCTATGCGGATGTCTCGTCGAACGAGGATCCCGTTAATCGTGTCTCTCAAATGTGCCCAGCAGTCCGGGTCACCGGATAGCCAATGGAAGCCAAGAGGCCCTTGCGCGAGGTGAAAGCCATCCTTGCTGAGGCTATATTCGCTCTCGATCCCCGTCTCCGCGCAATAGAGGCGCACGATGTAGGTACGCTTCGGGTGGCCCATTTGGGCCATCAGGTACTCGTCGGTCTTACTCTTCTGGTTGCTTCGGTTTTCGCTCGATTCCCTAGACTGGCAGGCGATCACGATCCTATCGTCTGGGCGCTCGATCACGAACGCACCCGCGCAGCGCTCCACCGTGCAGCCGCAGTGCCTTGCGGCAAGTAAGCGGGCGCACTCACCCAGGCATAGGCCGATCGTCGATGTCCTGACCGTGAGGAGCCTACTGGAGGCCAATTCATCCTCCCGCATGTTTGCAACCCTGAACGGATTGCGGATGATGTGGGCGGCGACCTCGTCGGCCTCGCGGGTGCGCCTCTGGAGGTAGCGTAGCCAGCTGACTCGTAGGCCATCCATGGCGGGTTGGACTATCTGTTCTAGTGTTGGCGGCATTCGGGGTCTCCAATCGGTTGGACTGCCAGCGCCTCTACACCGACCCGATCAATCTCGAATAGGTCGCCAAGATCAGATCCCTAGTGGTCTATATGACCTCGACCTACATTCCCTAGTGGTTGGCGAGCCGATCGATCATGCTCATCGAGATCTGGTGTACTGGAGGGCATGGATATCTTGAGCGAGCTGCTGCGACCTGGCCCCCCGAGGCTAGATCACCAGCTCTCGATAATGATGACGAGCGAGCTACGAGACCTGATTAAGGAGCTGGCTGTCAGGGCTAGCTTGAGCCAAGCAGAGGTCGCACGTCGACTTCTGCAGGATGCTGCTGAGCGGCTGATGGCCACGAACCCTTGAAGCATGGCTAGCCCGATCCATATGATCACGTGGGGTCAGAAGATCCCCCTGGGCGCCCTTGGCCCCTTGCCGCTGGGAGCCACTCTAGGCGGGCATGCAAAGATCCGTGTTGCACCGGGGTGGGATCAAACCCACCACGTCTCCTGGAGCCGTCTGAGCCCGTTGCTGGGCGAGGCTCTGAGAATGGGATTCCCCGAAGGGTTGGATGACCTGGGATGGGGAGGACGACCAATCGCCACGAGGGAGGCCATCCAGGGGCTCAGCCCCAGTCCTCCTCCAGGTATATGATCTCTTTAGGTTAATTGTTAAATTAACTCTAGAGAGAGAATTATCCTGTGTGGTTAACCGGTGACACCTCACCACAAAAAGCACAAGCAAGAACAGAAGCACGAGAACCCAGTGAACAATCAACCCATCCAAGAGAAGGAGCAACAGCCCTCAATAGAGCTGAATCCGAATCTCTCCGTGATGCTTGATCAACACCAGCCTCAATAGCTGTGATCGCCGAAGCTCCAGTGCCCCAGGTTGCCTCAATGGTAGCCTGGGGCCTTGGTTATTGGGCTAGCCTTCAATAGCTAGGCGAGCGAAGCGAGCCCCTATCGATGAGCGGCGGCAGCCGCGCCCCGCCGCGCTCGTCGACGCTTCCCGGATGAGAGCAGCCGGACATTCCAATTGGGATGGCTCAAGAGGTCGGCGGGATCGTCGTGCTCGTCCGTGTACTGCCAGGGCTCGCTATGCGGGCTAGTTTTCTGGAACAGCTGTCTGGCCGTGACCTTGTAGTAGTCCATCGGGTCTTTCGGCATTGAGACTTTGAAAGCCAGAATGTTTCTGCCCTGTCTGAATTGCCAATAGTGCTCGACACCCAATCGCCGACACTCCCTCCGAAAGCCGGAGAGCGTCGGAAAGTCTTGGCGTCGACCTTTGGCGGCATCAGCGTTGTCTTCTCGACCGCAGTCGGGGCAAAACCTAGCTGCGCTCTTCATGATTGTCAGAGTGTTCTTGAACACCTTCCCGTGTGTCGTACAGAGCCAGCGGTGCTCGTCCGTAGGTGAAAGGCACATCTTACCCAAGAACTCGCCCTCGTGGGCTGCAGCGTACTCATGGCATTCTTTGGTTAGCTCCTCGACCCTAGCGGAATTGACCTTCAGTCGGAACGAGCGGATCAGCCGCTTGAGGCCCCCTGGTCGAAGTCGTATGCCACGCTTAGTCAGCATGCCCGCCGCCCAACGCAATAGCGCCTCCTTCCCCTTCTTCTCTGCGGCCTCGAACTCCTCAATGGTAGGGCGCATCAGCTTCACACGCTTCTGGCGGCACCTCCTGACCTTTAGCGGATCGTACTTTGAGCGGCCTCCAAAATGAGCGACCTCCCGATTGTGCTGTTGCCCTTGAAACTCGAACGCGGCCAGAAGCTCTTCGCAAAAACCGTCCAGCTCCAGCGGGACACCTCTCGACGACTTGCGCCTTACCTTCGGACTCCTCAACCACTTGGGGCGCGTCTTCGGCCACTTGAACCCCGTAAGATGTTCAACCATCTGCCTGAAGATGGTCTCGCCACGCGGAAGCTTGCTGCAGATCGCGCAGCCTTTGCCCCGCTTCAAGGCTTTGTAG